TACACCCGCTGGGGGCGGTGGCGGGACCGGTATTTTAGGCGAAGGTTCGTCGGGGGCTGGCGGGGCTGGCGGGACTGGTGATGGCGGCGGTGGTGGATCGGGCGGCGCTACTGGCTTTTCAGGAACGAGCGGTTCTGCTGGCAAGGGCGGGGCTTATGGCGGCGGCGCTGGCGGTAGAAGTGATGGTGGTGCGGGTAGTACTACAAAAGGCTCAGGGGGTGTTGGTGCTGTAAGAATTATCTGGCCCGGAACTACGCGTTCGTTTCCATCAACTAATACGGGCAATTTGTAATGGAACTTTTTATTCAAATTCAAAATGGACAGCCGCATGAACATCCCATCTTGGGGGATAACTTTCGTGCGGCTTTCCCTGATGTTGATACAAACAATCTTCCACCACAATTTGCGCGATTTGTTCGGGTTGCATGTCCAAACAAAGCAGGCGCATATGAAGTTAATGAAGTTTCCTATCAATGGGTTGATGGCGTTGTAAAAGATGTTTGGTCTATACGTCAAATGACTAACGAAGAACGGCAAGAAAAAATTAACAAAGTTTTAGCGAGTCAGCCTTTTTTGTCTTGGGTTTTTGACGAGTCTTCCTGTTCATGGAAGCCACCCGCACCTTATCCGGAAGATGGAAAAGCCTATCGTTGGGACGAAGCAATCACCAACTGGGTCGAAGTAATCTTTAATCAAGGAGTTTAATCATGTCTGAAGTTATTCAAGAAGTACCCGCCCAAGCAGAACTTGACCGCCATTTCTCAGCAATGGGTGACTCGGTGGAACTCATCAACGCCATCGTTGCCGGTACTGGAATGGAAGATGAATCAGCGCAAGACCGCAAAGACTGCGTCGATCGCAACGTTGAGCATCTTGAGATTATGATTGCAAAGGGGTGGTTTGCGGGCCGTAATTTAACGGCCGCCAACGCAGCCATTACCGCAGGTAAGTCCTATCAACCAACCTAAGAGGTTTGCATGAAACTTCATATTCCCATCGAACTCGCGAATCAAATCATTGGCTACCTGGGCACGCGCCCTTACCAAGAGGTTTACACCCTGATTGACGGCATGAAAGAGGCTGCAAAGCCACCGATGACACCTTTGCAGGAGGTTCCTCCGGCAGAAGAGCAAGCAGCGTGACTTATCATGAGCGACGACTTGGACAAGCGCTTGTCGGTACATGAAGCGATTTGTGCTCAGCGTTACGAGCAGATAGAAAAGCGCCTGGGCGACGGCAGCAGGCGTATGCGCCACATTGAGTGGCTGTTGTACATCACGATTGCTGCCGTCTTGCTTGGTCCAGGTGTCGCGGCCATGTTCGTTAAGAAATTGCTTGGGATATGAGCCTTGACCTTTTTGTGTTTATTCATTCTGTGGGTTTGCCTATTGCTTCCGCTTGCATTGGCGGTTACTTTGTTTTCTTGACGCTGAAGTACATCTTGGCGGGTGTTACAAGCTCAATCAATTCAATTTCCAGCATCATCACACAGCTTGAACAACGCGTTGATACGATGAACACGCAGCTTCAACGAATAGACATCAAGGTCACGCACAGCTTAGGTCTTGAGCCTGACTACGAGCGCATAGCCCGCGCAGAAAAGGCGGATAACCGGAAAGACTAATGGACTTCAACGTCAGCAAACTGATTGAAGAATATGGTTTTCCGACCTTAGCAGTCGGTGGGCTTATATATCTGGTGTATTACGTTTGGCGCTGGTCAACCGAAGAAATTGATCCGGTGTTATCAACAGCCAAGAAGTCAGTTATATCCCTGATTGATCGGGTGCGGATGCACGATAACGATTTGATTCGGCTGGATGAAAAGATTGATACCGTCCGGCGGCTGCGCGGAGAGAAGATTGATCGTGAGGCTAGACGTGCAAAAGAAGAGATCAACAAGAATGGGGAGCACTGATGTTTGAGTTACTCGGCGGCGGCCTACTTGGCAGTATCTTTGGAGGTCTGTTTCGACTTGCCCCTGAAGTCTTGAAGTTCTTGGACAAGAAGAACGAGCGTCAGCACGAGCTATCCATGTTCCAACTTCAAACCGACCTCGAAAAAATGAGGGGCGAGTTCAAGATGGAGGAGAAGTACGTTGACTACTCCATTCAGCAAATGGATACCATCAAAGCTGCGTTTCAAGAGCAAGCTGAAACGGCTAAAGCAGCAGGTTGGTTTGTGGCTGCTATCTCGGCGTTGGTGCGTCCGGGCATTACTTGGGCTTTATTCTTTATGTATGCGGCAGTCAAAGCGGCTGCGCTTGTTATCGCATTTCAGACGGGTGCGGATTGGAAGGAAGTTGTAGCCAAGTGCTGGGATGAAGATGATTTTGGTGTCTTTACTATGTGCATCACGTTTTGGTTTGTTGGCCGCAGCGTAGAAAAGTACCAGAAATCATAATGGATGAGGCCAAAAAGCTTTGCAAGGATGTACTGATCAAGCCCTTTGAGGGGCTGGCAAAGCGTTTGCCTGACGGGCGTGTAACAGCCTATCCCGACCCTGGTACTCGTGGACACCCCTGGACCATAGGATGGGGCGCTACGGGCCCGGAAATCAATCCTGGGACCGTTTGGACGCTTGAACAATGCGAAGACGCCCTGGACCATCACGTCGAGTATTTCGTACGAGGTTTGCTCAAGATGTCGCCCAGCCTGTCAAAAGCGGCCCCAAGGCGCATGGCAGCGGTTACAAGCTGGGCTTACAACTGCGGCCTTGGTAACTACAGGGTAAGCACCTTCAAAAAGCGCATCGACGCTGATAATTGGGACGGTGCCGCGGATGAGTGCCTGAAATGGAATAAAGCCGCTGGCAGGGTTTTGCCAGGACTAACCCGTAGGAGGGCGGCCGAGGCCGCGTTAATGCGATGAGTTCAGCGACCAAGTCAGATCCGGCCAAGTGGCAGCGCATTGTCGCGTCCGTAAAAGCCTCCGGTAAAGGCGGCGATCCAGGCCAATGGAGCGCCCGTAAAGCCCAATTGGCAACCCAAAAGTACAAAGCCTCGGGTGGGGGTTACAAAGGGCCTAAAAAGGCGGATAATTCGCTCTCAAAGTGGACGAGCGAGGATTGGGGTACGAAATCCGGCAAGCCTTCCACGCAAGGGCCTAAGGCCACCGGTGAACGGTACCTGCCCCGGAGAGCGCGAGAGGCGCTTTCGCCTGCTGAGTATGCAGCCACCACACGCGCTAAGCGTGAGGGTACCAAGTCCGGTAAGCAATTTGTCGCTCAACCCTCGAAGATCCGCGAGAAAACTGCAAGGTACCGATAATGGCTGTCACCATGACCTACACGTCCCTGGTAGCGGATGTCACGCTTTACCTGGAACGCTCGGACGCGCAGACGATCAATCAGATCCCGTCTTTTATCAACCTCGCCGAGTCGATCATTTCGGACGAGCTAAAGATCCTTGGCCAGCAAGAGACCGTCTCTGCGACTATGGTCCAAGGAAACCCGGTTATTGCCAAGCCTACGCGCTGGAGAAAGACGACCTCCTTCAACATCACGGTCGCAGGCGAACGCAAGCCCTTGCTTTTGAGGAAGTATGAATACCTACGCAACTATTGGCCCAACCCAACAACCGAAGGCGAACCGCTTTTTTACGCCGACTACGACTTCGACAACTGGCTCATTGCGCCAACGCCTGATGCTGCTTATGCGTTTGAGGTCCTTTACTACGAGAAGATACAGCCGCTAGACGCAACCAATCAAACCAACTGGTTCACGATCAACGCGCCCCAGGCCATGCTCTACGGCACGCTTTTGCAGGCCATGCCCTTCCTGAAAAACGACTCTCGGGTACAGCTTTGGCAGGCCTTGTATGACCGCGCCATTCAAACCCTTAAGCTTGAGAACGACACCCGGACGATCGATCGTTCGGCCACGGTGCAAGAAGTATGACCTCCTACGTCAATGTATTCACTGGGGACGTCATTCAGCCCACGGACGTCAGCTATAAGTCGTTCTCGATCTCGGCTAATCTGACGCTGGCTTGGCCGCTTGATGGCAATGCCCTTGGCAACTATGCCGCCAGGATCATGCAGATTACGGCGACGACGGGAAGCCTTTCCGTTTATATGCCGCCTGCCAATGAGACTTCGGTCGGCACTGACTCTCTTATCCGTAACGTCGGCGCAAACACCTTCACGATGCGCGACAACGCAGGCAATACGATTGTCTCGGTCGCAGCAGGTGAGGCTAAGTACATCTATGTGACCGACAACTCGACGGCCGCGGGAACCTGGGGCGTCATCGCTTTTGGTGTCGGATCAAGCTCTGCCGATGCTGCAACGCTTGCAGGCTATGGCCTTAAAGCCATAACCACGACGCTCAATCAGTCGCACCCAGTAACGACGACAGCAGCGGGATTTACGGCTGACTCAACCTATCGAGCCAAGACGCTCGTTTGGACGGGGGGCGTCGGAACCATCGCACTTACCGCAGCCGCAACCCTTGGTGACGACTGGTTCTTCATGGTCCGCAATAACGGTACGGGCCTTTTAACCATTGACCCAAATGCTTCGGAATTGATCAACGGCGACTCAAGTCTTGCCTTGCAGATTGGCGACTCGGCCTTTGTTGTTTGCTCGGGTGGTGCTTTCTATACCGTAGGCCTGGGGCAATCGACAACGTTCGCATACTCTCAGCTTGTGCTGCCAGTGACTTCGGGAACCTATACGCTAACCCCGGCCCAAGCGCAAAACACGATCATCAAGGTAACGGGCGCTTTGACTGGCGCAGTCACAGTACAAGTCCCCGCGGCGGTTCAGGTCTACTTTGTCTTGAATGCAACGACAGGGGCTTTTAATACCACCTTCGAAACTGGTGTTGTAGGCGGACAAACTTCAACGCTTCAGCCAAATCAGCAAGCCACGCTTGTTTGTGACTCGGTTAACGTCTTGAACGCCACGACGGTCATCACGGGCGGCTCTGCCATATCAATCATTGATGGCACGTTCGGCGCTCCTGGGCTTAACTTTGTCTCTGAGACCAATACCGGCATGTTCCGAAGGACGAGCCCAAGCTCTGCAATAGGCTGGTCAGTTGGTGGCGTTATCAAGATGATGTTAACGAATGAAGGGCTTGCCGGAGGGTCGTTCTAATGACTGAGAAGGTCATCACGATCAATACGCAGCCCGGAATACGCCGGGACGGTACCGTTTTGGACGGGGACCAATACTCTGATGGCTTATGGGTGCGCTTTCAGCGTGGACGGCCCAGGAAAGTCCTTGGCGTTAAGCGGATCTCCAATCAGATCTACGGCCCGACTCGAGGGATGTTCGTTGATTCCAGCAACGGTATTAACAACATCTTTACGTCCTACGCTTCAGGCATTCAGGTTATCGGTGTTGATAACAACGGCGTCGGTGCTGGCGTCTCTGATTTCACTTTTACGGGGCCAGTTGCGAGTTTTGGAACCCTAGTCCCGGGTACTGGCTACACAAACGGCACCTATAACGGCGTGGCCATGACCGGAGGCACTGGAACAGGCCTTTATTGCAACATCACGATCGCTGGCGGCGTAGTGACGTCCGTCGTTATTACCGACACTGGCCCGATTTTGACGCTCGGAGCCATTACAGGCGGTGCTGCATACACAAACGGCACTTATACCGACGTTCCGCTTACTGGCGGCCTCGGTTCGGGTGCTATTGCGACGGTTACGATTGCCGCTGGCTCAGTTACAGCAGTCGCTTTGACCGATTTGGGCGCTGGATACACCCCTGGCGACGTGCTTTCAGCCACCACGGCCAATCTTGGCGGCACTGGCTCAGGCTTTTCGGTGCCCGTAGCCACGATTACTTCAGCTTATGTGCAGTCTGGCGTCGGATATACGGTCGGAGATACGCTTTCTGCTGACGCTACGAGCCTTGGTGGGACCGTAACGACCGCCTTTAGCATCCCGGTAGCCACTATTAGCTCGGTTTTCACTGCAAGCGCCAATAATGTTTATCAATTTGACTCTTCTTACGACTCGCAGGGCGGTGTAAACCAGCTTTTGGTCCACCCAGGGCAGAATCTGGCGCAGGTCGACTCGACAACGAACACGCCAGTGCTTTATGGCGCGATTACCGGGACGACATTGACCGAGCTTCGCGACGTTAGCGGCCCTGATCCGACGGGTGACATCGTGTCGGTCTCTGGTGGCGTTGTTGCTCTTCATCCGTACATCTTCGTTTACGGCAACTCGGGCCTGATCAAGAACAATTCCAAGGGGAACCCCCTGGACTGGAACTCAGCCGATGCCAACGAGGTCAACGTCGCTACAGGAAAGATCGTCAAGGGCCTTCCGGTGCGAGGCGGTACAAACGCGCCCTCGGGTTTATTCTGGTCGCTTGATTCTTTGATCCGCGTCTCTTATATCGGCGCTCCTGATTACTGGCGCTACGACATCATTACCTCGCAGTCTTCGATCCTATCGTCTTCGGGCGTTATCGAGTACGACGGGATTTATTACTGGTGCGGCGTTGATCGCTTCCTGATGTACAACGGCGTCGTCCAAGAGATCCCAAACCCGATGAACCAAAACTGGTTCTTCGACAATCTGAATTACACCCAGCGGCAAAAGGTCTGGGCCTGGAAGGTGCCTCGTTATGGCGAGATCTGGTGGTTCTACCCTCGAGGATCGGCCACCGAGTGTACCGACGCGATTATTTACAACGTCCGCGAAAAGACGTGGTACGACGCTGGCCAAAGCATTCACGCTCAGCGCTCCTCGGGCTACTTCTCCCAGGTCTTTAGGTATCCAGTCGCCGGAGGCACTGAAGACATCGGCGGCGGGTTTACCAAGCTCTGGCAGCATGAGGTCGGAGTGGATGTTATCGACGGTGCTTCAACCTCTGCAATCGATTCGTACTTCACAACGCATGACTTATCCTGGGTGACTGGCAACCCTGCGCAGGAGGTCCCAATCGGGGACAATTTCTGGTCTCGCCTGGAGCGCGTGGAGCCTGACTTCCTGCAAGACCAAGAGATGACCATGTACATCATTGGACGTCCTTACGCGCAGGCAGCCGACGTTACAACCGGACCTTATACGTTTGATGCAAACACGACCAAGATCGACTTAAAAGAGCAGCGACGGGAACTGAGGCTCAAGTTCGAGTCCAACATCATTGGCGGGGACTATCAAATGGGCCGCATTCTCTTGTCGCTCGATATGGGCGATGTCAGGGGTTACACGCCATGACGCAGATCTACGACCCCCGGAACATGGAATGGTCTTATTGGAACGCGCTCATCGCGGAAAAGTACGAGGCCCAGCAGCTTATGTGGCCAGTGGCCGAAGAGAACTGGAAGGACTTTGCGCTTTCAATTTGCTCGATCGCTTTGTTCTCAAACTACGGTGTACCGACCCCGCATGGGTTCGACCGGTGGCAAGATTGGGCCTTCGCTTTCAATAACGCGGTGAACTGACATGGCTCTACCGGCATTACCAAGCGGCTGGGAAAACTACAATCCCTTGCAAAAAATCGACTGGTTTAACGCAAACCAAGTTGATGAAGGGACGCTTCGTAATTACGCCTCTCAGGCCGATATTGATTGGATGAAGAGCCAGGGTTACCAAGGGTCTTATGAGCCGATAGAAACCGAAGCTGTGACGGGCGTTAAGCCTGGGGGGTTGGCTTCATTCACTTCACAGCCCGTCTATACACCCGAACCAGTTTATACCCCTGAGCCTGTCTATACGCCCGAACCAGTTTATACGCCACCTGACAACAGCGCCCAGATCGCATCATTAGCGACTGAATTGGGCCTTCCTAAGTTTTTAGTTGCCAATTTTATTAACGCAGGCTACACGGCTGATGATGTTCGGGGTATGTATCCAACACAAGCGGCTGAGCCCCAGTCTGCCACTGATACGGCTATATCATCAGTCGCCGGTGGGTTACCAACAACTAGTGGCACGGTTATCGATCAGGGCGCTAGTCAAGATACGGTGGTTGGTGGATTAGGCTCGAATTCTATTGTAGGCGCAACAAGTAACGACACAGTCGTTGGCGGTCTTGGCGCGACTTCAATACCAGCCTCCGCCGGGACTGATACGGTAATAAGCGCATCCGGTACGGATAACCTTGTAGGGACCGACCAGCTTGCTCTTGGTTTTAACAAGGATGCGACTAACGCAGCAAACGCTCAAACCATAGCCAATGAACTTTACGTGCAGGGCAAGGACCTGATTGGCAAGACCGTTACTGGAGATCTGGCAACAGAGTTGCAAAACGCCTTAAACCCTGTTTATGCTGAAGGCGAGGGTGCTTCAACTCTAGCAAACCCGTCTGCCTTTTCGCCGATTAGAAAGCAGGTTGGTACCGACAACGAAGGCAATCCGATCTATGAAGATACGGGTACCTACTCGGCTTTCCTGAATGCTCACGACATCGGCAACAAGGGGACGCTCCTTGGCCAGGAAGTTACGGTCGACAAGGACGGCAACATCCTGGACGTTCAGCTTCGCCAAGATCAACGAGGCTCGTTTCAAAAGTCAATCGCTCCCATGCTTAACTTTGCCGCCATGGTCGTTACTGGTGGTGCAGCGGGACTCGGTTTGTCTCCCTTGCAAGCGGCAGGTATATCGACAGCCTTACGAGCCATGGGCGGTGCCGATGTAGAAAGTCTTATCAAAAATGCCGTTACCTCCTACGGGGTAAGCACCGGCCTCGATATGGCCGCTGGGAATATTGCCTCTTCGCTAAATCTTGATC